GAATTATGAAAAACAGGAGTACATCCTTGTCAAAAAATATCTAGTGCCATCTAAAACAAAAGGGGGATTGCCAGATATCAAGTATGAGTATATAGCTAATTCATCGTTGTTAGGATTTCATCATGATTTTACAAAAGATATAAATAAAGCGTACGAGTTTCATGAAAATGAATTAGATCATGCAAAAATGCTTGCTGATGCATGGGGTATGGATCTAGAGAAAGTTTAATTTGAGGTGACATCATGGCTAGATGGATGATTGAGCGCAAATACGAACGCGATAGGCAGTTATTGCAAATAGTAGAAGTTTACGCTCCAAACGAAAATAAAGAACTTGTAAAAGCAGAAAACAAGCAATGGACTTACAAGAAGGAATTAATCGGTGCTGATTATCGTTAATTGAAGGGTAGATTAGATTTATTTAATAGATTAGTAGTTTTATGTTAGTTTAGCGAAAAACGTCGAGAAAGGGAGAATATGAATGAAATTAAGTGACATGGCGATATCTCAAGGAGATTTAGATTTACAAATAAACATGGAAAAACAAATTGATCACTCGAAGAAGTTAAAAGAAAAAGCAATATCGATGTGTGTGGAATTAGCCGAAACACTGAACGAAAGACCATTCATTTTTAAATATTGGTCGAACAAAACAGGTGATAGACAAAAGGCACTTGTTGAGTATGTGGATGTGCTTCACTTCTTGTTATCATATGGGAATTCGATTCATTTTGATTTTGAAAAGTATAAATATAATGCTCCAGAGCCAATTGATCAACGAGATTTAGTGCTAGGATTATTTTCGATATTTAGCAGCATGATTTATACGAAGCAATTTGAAGAGTCATTAAATATTTTTTTGTATCTAGGGGAGTGTTTGAGGTTTTCTCCAGAAGAGATTGAGAAAGCATACTACGAGAAAACAGAAGTTAATTATGCAAGGCAAGAAGAAGGATATTAAGGAGCGATAACGTGAAAGGCAAAATCGAAACATGTAGACGTTGCGGCAGAAAGTTAAAAACAGAGAAGTCTATTGAATTAGGTTTTGGAAGAGTTTGTTATCAGAAATATTTAGAAGAGCAAGCGCAGATTGGGTTTATGGATAATCAAATGTCGATGGATGAAATTGCGAATTAATTCATCAGACGCACGAGACTTTGAGTCTCGTTCAGCTGATTGAAAAAGCTGAGGATTGCCCCCAGCGGAATGTTATCGACAATGACATTATAACATGGGGGCGGTCATAGTGAAAGAGCAAATAGATTTGAAAGAGAATGCGGTTTATATGATAAAAGACGGAGAATTGAAGAAGGTTGATGTACCAGGCGATGGTTTTGGGAAGCAAGTTATTAATTGGCAGGACGGAAAGCCGACGCATTATGAGGTTAGTTATACGAAAAAATAGGAGGAAACGACATGGCGAATTGGGCAACTGGAACACTAAAATTAAGAGGAACTAAAGAGGATATAAAAAGGTTTTTAACAGAAGGATTAGAAGCAATCCAACCCGCCGGAAGACAAATAGCGGAAATTATGAGAAGTGTCGGGAAGGAAGTGAAATTCCCTGATGAAGTAGATTTAAATTATAAAGAAGATGAATGGGATTTACAAATCAGTTCAAAAAAGGGAATTTACATCAAAGGAACACGTAGATCATTTATTGATAGCGATATTGAATGGAATCACAGCGATTACGATTCAGAGATTCAAACGCTACACATAGATGGCTTTAATCAAGCGTGGGGAGTAGATGTAGTATCATTCGCAAAAATATCAGAGAAATACAATTTAGATATTAAAATTTACGTATTTGAACAGGGAATGGAATTTAATCAAGATATAGAAATTCACAAAGGTGAAATCGTAAGGAATAAGGAAATTGAATTTGACGACTACCAATGGGAGTGCTTGCATCCTAATTGGGGCGGTTGATATGAATTAGTGCGACAAAGAGGTGATGACATGCAACTAAGCTTATTCGAAGATGTAGACATTAAACAAGAAGGTATTGAGTTTGTAACAAATAGAATAATTCAATCGGACTCAATTAGAAATTACATCAAACAAGCGATTGAGGATAACGACAGACAAGAATTAATCAAGCTATTCAACGAATCTATAAGAACATTCGGATTTTCCGGTCCTGATTGTTGGAGTTGGTTTATGGGGGGGTTAGAAACGCCGAATAGAAAGCAAAGATTTAAGATAACAGCAAGAGAATTAGCGGATATGGCACTGAAAATATATAAATAAGTCTACGAAAAAAATTCGGGACACTTTCAGTTATCAAGTATTACTTGACGACTGTTGGTGTCCTTTTTTATTTCAATTCAGGAGGGGTAATATGCGTAAAACATGGGAGCATCGTAGACCGATTATTAAATTTAGGATTAGTCCGTATAGAAAGAGTGTGAAGCCGAGACCGAAGCCGGTGAAACGTAGTAAGTATGCTGAATCACTTTTCCAAGAGGGAGCGGGTTGGAATGAATAATTGGGCAGATGAATTGATTCCGGAGTATGAAGAGGGACTACGTGAATTAGGGGTTATGCATGATAACCTTACCGATAGTGAGTATGATCGTATAGATGAGTCGCAAATTAATAGCATGATAGACAGTATGGGCTTTTCATTAGAGTGGATGGAAACAGGTAGGCAACCAGGTTTATATCGTGGAGTAGATAAACGGGATGCATACAGAGTAAAAAGGTATGACGAAATGGATATTCTACCAGATATTAACGAGGAACTGAGAAAAGAGCGGGAACCTTTGTATATGAGCAGAGAACAAAGGCAGGCATTTATAGACGTTATAGAAAAACTATCTACTAGAGAGCGACAATGTTTTATCATGCATGTCGCTGAACAACTTAGTATGAGTGAAATAGCTGAAAAACTTAATATAAAAAAGCGTACTGTACAACAGTATATTGAGCGTGCGAGAGAAAAAATAAATAATACAAACAATAAAGGTGCGTGAATAAATGGGAGCAGAAAAACACGGGAAACTGTCACATGAACAATTGATGTATTTAAAGTTGCTTCACCATGGAGGTGCTTTTAATCGAAGGAAAACTGCAAGAGATTATACAAACGGTTTTTTGTATATAATTAAAGACAATGCTTCAAATCGTTATAAAATAGGAATAACAACTAATTACAAAGACAGGTTAAGGTCACTAAATACAATTGTTCCATTCGGAATAACAATCATTGAAATATTTCCATCAAGCAAATATAAAGAGATAGAAAAAGATGTACATGAAAGATTCAATAACAGAAGACGTAATGGCGAATGGTTCGAATTTAATGAGAATGATTTGAAAGAGTGTATTGACTATGTAAAAAGCATGACGTACGTTGACGTACGATGTATACGTGAGTGAGGGAGGATTATAGGTGGGAGCTCAACCAACATTCCCTATATCAGCTATTATTACGTATATGCCTCAATAATTACTTAGGCTTATGGCGTCTATGTGCGGAAACTTTCGTTCCACCTTTGCGAGTATGCCCTTTAACCTTAACGGTCATAGGACCTCTACGTGGTGGGTTCTCGGAACATTTTCCTCTTCGTGCCATTACACAACACCTCCTTGAGGTGAAGCGGTTGGTTGAGCTGCCCTGATTATACCAAAAAAGGGTGATTATATGAAACTACCTAAACAAATTAAGGTTGCAGGTGTACATTATGATATTGAATTAGTAGAAGATGACGAGAAATGCGGATCATGTTCTTATGATAGTTTGTTGTTAAGAGTTGATCCAAGATTGAAAGCAGAGAAGCGACAACAAGTTTTCATACATGAGTTATTACATTCTATTTTTTATGAATCAGGATATATAGATCATGAGGAAGAGATGGTTGATAGAGTTAGTAGAGTGTTGTTTCAAGTTTTGAAAGATAATGACATAACCTCTTACTTGTCGTAATATGGCAATAGGAGGGATGTTTATGAATGAGTTCTTAGCTCTAATTGTTTTCGTATTACCAGGTTTTATTGCATTTAATTTATTAAGTTTATTTGGTTTATATCCAACATTTAAACACAAAAATAATGAAATTATAGTGTTAAGTGCTATTATGTGGATACCTATAAATATGATTGTTTTAGGTGTGTATTCGCTAGTTGTTATTTTGTTGAATACACACTACAGTCTAGATATTCCATATATACGTGATATGGACTCATTAATAACGTTATCGAATGATTTTATCTTTATTCTATATTACGTTACATTTAGCGCTTTAGTCGCTTATTTCTTAGCCAAATTAGCGTCAGACAAAATGTATTATAATCTATTAAGTCATATAAATAAAATTAGAAATAAAAATGGGAAGGCATCCTTATCTAGAAATCCAACGGTTTGGGAAAATTCTTTTTCTAATGATGATTTTCAGATTGTTAGGGTTAGCATGTCGAATAAAACTTACATAGGCGAAATTAAAACTATATCAGGCAATGTGGAAAACGGCAAAGACTTTATATTACAATTTGAAGATCATTGGAAGAAAATCATGGAAAAATATGAGATAGAAGTGGTTGAAGTATACATTGATACTGAAACAAAAATTGTGATTGAGACCTTTCATAGAGGTCAATGTATAAATGCACAAGACCTCTATGAGAAGAAGTATTTGAATGTCGATAAATAATTATTTCTCTCTTGGCATGTTTTCGCTTTTCGGAGGTCTGCTGATAGTCTTTTTATCAACAGAGTTTTTCTCGATTCGTTCAACTTTTCTGTCGATTCTTATTTCTTTTTCGTTCTCACTTGACAATAGTTTCACCCCCTTTTTCTCTTCATTATAGACTAATCGACTCTCTATTTGGAGGTTTTTGATTTAATTGAGAGTTTTCTGAGAACACAATCATGAATATGAAAAAGCGCACTGGTAAAAACACTGGGCATTTATAATATCCGGTGTTTTTTCATGTTCAAATTTAACATTAGGAGGTAGGTGTATATGTAATGGCTAAACGAAAACGAAGGAATACAACTTACAAAGATTGGATAACAGCAGAAGGACTATTAAAGATTGAAGGATGGGCAAGAGATGGACTTGTTAATGAACAGATAGCTCGAAACATTGGCGTAGCGGAAGGAACGTTATATAATTGGATAAACAATCATAGTGAGATAGATGAGGCCTTAAAAAAGGGAAAAGAAGTAGTTGATCGTGAAGTTGAAAATGCATTATTAAAACGTGCATTAGGTTATGAATATGAAGAAGTAACATATGAATTTGGAGAAGAAAGTAAACGAGTGGTAAAAGAAGTACAACCAGATACGACTGCTCAAATATTTTGGATAAAGAATCGTAAACCTCATATGTGGCGTGATAAACAGGACATTGAACACTCAGGAAAAACGGAAACCACGATCAATATGACCAATCTATCTGAAGAGGAGTTGAGAAAACTTGCAAAACTTAGCTCCGGAACAGATTGAATTCATAAAGTTTAATGCCAGGAACGAATTGTCCAGACGGTATTACAAAGATTATGTAACTCATGTTCATCATGGCGTGTATAAGCATTACAGACACACGGAATTAGTTTGTGAAGCATTGCAACCCATTGTGGAAGGTGAACAAAAATACATTTTAATAGAAATGCCCCCAAGACACGGGAAATCAATGACGGTTACAGAAACGTTCCCGTCTTTTTTTATTGGAAAAAACCCCGATAAACGTGTCATTGCTTCGGCATATTCGGATAACCTTGCTAGAAAGTTCGGGAGATTAAACCGCAATAAATTGGTCGAGTTTGCCGATGACTTATTCAATATAAACATATCTCAAGAAAAAAGTGCGAGTAATAATTGGGGTATTGAAGGCACAAGAGGTGGGATGATTGCAACTGGTATCGGTGGTTCTATCACTGGTGAAGGTGCTGACTTACTTATTATTGATGACCCATTGAAAAACAATGAAGAAGCACAATCGCAAACAATACGTGACAAAGTTTGGGATGAATGGGAAACAACATTATCTACACGACTTCATAAAGGTGGTAGTGTAATTGTAATTATGACTAGATGGCATGAAGATGATTTGGTTGGTCGATTACTAGAACGTAGCCCGCATGATTGGGAAAGGATAAGGCTGCCAGCAATAGCTGAAGATGATGACGACTTACTCCATCGTGAAGAAGGCGAGGCGCTATGCCCTGAACTTGGATATGACAAGGAATGGGCAGAGATTAAGAAAATAGAAGTGGGTTCTAATACTTGGGCTTCACTGTACCAACAAAGACCATCACCATCGGATGGGAATATATTTAACCGTAATTGGTGGCAATTTTATAATAAACCACCTAGTCGTTTCCAAGAAATCGTACAGTCATGGGATTTAACATTTAAAGATGCAAATTCATCTGACTATGTTGTCGGTCAAGTGTGGGGAAGAAATGGTGCTGATAAATATCTACTAGATCAAGTTAGAGCAAAGATGGACTTCCCTGCAACTGTTCAAGCGATTAGAACAATGTCTAGGAAATGGCCAAGAGCGAAAGCGAAGCTAATAGAGGATAAAGCAAATGGTCCAGCAGTTATAGCGTCATTGAAAAGAGAAATAAGCGGTCTGATTGCAGTTAATCCGGAAGGCGGAAAGGTTGTTCGTGCTCAAGCTGTTACCCCAGACATTGAAGCAGGTAATGTTTTCTTGCCGGAAAATGAACCTTGGATACATGATTTTATTGAAGAATGTTCGTCGTTTCCTAATGGTAAACATGACGACATGGTGGACAGTATGACGCAAGCATTAAATAGAATGGGAAGTAAGACTTCTGCAAAAATAAGCAGCATAAACGTATGGTAGAAAGGATGTGAATACATGCCGAATTGGACAAAGTTTGACGCTGATGTTATCAAGAAAACACACGGCGATATTTTTTATTACAGGGATTTGTACGAGGGAAAGCATTCAGAGATATTCCCACGTGCCAAACATTTAATCGAAAAAGGTGAGATAACAGACAATATTATGTACGGTACACATCATGCTCAAAACGTGCAAACACCGTACATTGTAGCGAATTTATGTAAGTTGATACCTGAGATACCTGTAATGCTCGTAAGTCGTTCCATAGGCAATATACAATCATCCTTATCGGTAGATGATTTTCAAGCGGAAGAAATCAATGAGGATACAGACGAGATTGTAGACGAACCACGGGATGAAGTGAGTGAGATTATTCATGTTCAACAGGAAATAATCAATCAGATTCAAAAGAATAGTAATTTAGCTTTTGAGCATTGGGGAAATATCTTACAACAACAGTTAGACGGTGGACTTGTCGGTGTTCCGTGGTTAGATGAAAAAGGTTTACGTGTTGAATTTAAAGCACGTGATGTTTATTATCCACATGATGATGGCATGGGTGCTGACCTTGCTTATAAGATTGAAATAGACGATAAAGAATACTTGCATGTATATAGTGAGGAAGTATATGAAGATGACCTACATACAAGTCATATCTTGTACAGGTTGAACGAACAAAAGAAAACAGAAGAAGTAGAGGACGATGAAGCAAAAGAACTCCTCGGCATGAAAGAATTAAAAAAGGTTTATCCTGGACGGGGTAGGACTTTTATTATTTATTGGCCAAATGAAAAGACATTCATGAATCCGTTAGGGACTTCATGTTTGAAGGGGCAAGATGGAAAGCAAGATGAAATTAACTGGACCTTAACGAGAAACGCAGTCACGTTTGAGCGTAATGGGAAGCCACGTATTCCTGTATCCAAAGAGATTATGCAAGCGCTAGAAGATAAAGCGTATGAACGATACGGAGAAAGTGGTCGTATAGATCATCGTGATTTAGAGATAACAACATTCGATGACCAGGGCAAAGCATTAGAAGTTATTCAAATTGATGTTACAAAGATTGGTGACATCCAATGGGTAAAGGATTTAATGAAACTCATGCTCATGGAAACAAAGACATCTGAAAAGGTTGTTGATTTCTATATGGATAATCGTTCTGGAAGTGGCGCTCAATCTGGTGTGGCTAAATTCTATGATTTATTCACGTCATTGATTAAAGCTGAACAGATTCAAGGAGAATATATTTACTTCCTGCAGCAGTTAATTGAGAGTGCTTTATGGTTGGCGAACTATAATGATGATGTAGTAGTGATTGAAGAGCCTGAGATACTTCTAAAATCAATGATTCCGATTAGCCGTAAAGAATTGATTGAGGAAAATAATATGGCATTCAATGACAATACACAATCGCTAGAAACAACGATTAGAAGGAATAATCCTAATGCAAGCGAAGAGTGGATAAATGAAGAGATTTACAGGGTTGAAGCAGAAAAAAGCAATGATGATTCATATTCTTTGTTAAACGGCAGGCAAACATTACAACAGATGTTTGGCAATCGTGACGAAGAAGGAAATCCGATAGTAGATGACCAGGATGATGAAGAATGAATCAAAAACAACTTATTGAAGTAATTAAAGCCATGAAGCATGAAATCCTAGACCTTCTAATCAATCACAACTTAGCTGATGATGATACCGCACAGCAAACATTGAATGCAATAAACGAAATGTTTAAGCGAATGGATTTGGAAATTGATGATGTCATTCCCAAAGAAACACTCGTAGCTTATTTTGGTGGAGTAGATGATGCTACAAAGGCACTAGAAAAGGCGGGCGTTAGTCCGATAGGTGGGATTGCTGCAAGTATATCCAGTAAAGGAATTGTTCGCAGTGCTTTTAATAGCCAAGTTCATTTAGAAGCTATTGCAGAAATAACGGATAATACCATTCTTGATTTGAAGGCTGCAATACGTACAGCACGAAGGAACGCAAATACTAGTATTGAAACTGCATTAGAATCCGTTAAGAGCGATTTACAAAGTGGAATTATTAAGGGCGATCCAAGGAAGGTTATTACCCAAAGAGTAGCGGAGTCGTTTGCTAAGGAAGGTATGACAAGCTTTGTAACAGTTGACGGAAAGAAATTATCTCTTGAACATTACAGTGAAATTGTAACTCGTACATCACTAAAGCAGGCTCATACCAAAGGGATGACAAGTCGTTACGAGGAAAACGGAGAATACTTATTCACCCTAGATATAAACGATCCGACCTGCAGTCAATGTGAAGCGAGAAGAGGTATTATATTTACATCCGATCCAGGTGATGAGGAATTCCCTTATCTTAGTGATGATGATGTTCATCCACATCCTCAGTGCCAATGCAGTAAACGTGTATATGTTCGAGATTATAAGAGTAATGTTCAACTCGAAAGAGATAAAGAGCGTTCGAAAAAGTATAATCCAGATGTAGATAACCGAAGTAAGTCGCAAAAAGAAGCATATGAAAGACAGCAAGCATTGAATCGTCAAGCAAATGCCGAAAAGAAACAGTTCATTGAGTGGAATGCTACGCTCGGCGCTGAAAACTATAAAACATTGGGTGCATTTAGGCGAGCGAAGCGGTCAAATTCAGTAAGATTCCAAGAATTACAAAGTGAGTTTAGGAGTTTAAGGATGACTAAATCTATTAAATAAGGGTGATTTAATGAAGGCTGAATGTGATTATTGCGGTAAACCATCTGAAATGAAACCAAAAATCAAACGTTCAAAAGATACGATTAAAAAACACTACTTTCAATGCGATCATTGCAAACACGTTTATGTTATTGGTTATACAAATAAAGATATTGACCAAGAACGCAAACGTCTAAGAAAATTACAAAGCAAGAACGCTCCTATTGAACGCATTGAACAGAAACAGAAACTCATAGAAAGTAAGATGAATAATCTTCGAATACAAATTGAGTCATAGGAGGTGTATGTAATGGATGAAAAAGAGTTATTAGACAATGCGATTAAAGCACTTGAATCGTTAAGAGATAAAAAGTTGCTCCGTGCGAGTGTTGATACATCCAATAATCTTGATGGCGAATTCAATCTAAATATTGATATTGATTATTACGATAAATCTAATCGACAATAAACAAGTAATAAGTAGTTCACGTCCTGAAGCAAGACGTCATAAAAGGCTTTTTTATTATGCAGTAAACTTCGCCTGCACAGCGTTAAAGTGCTAATCCATCGAGTTCATGACTCGTTAAATTAATGTAGGAGGATATGAATTATGAACAGGGAATTGCTTAAAGAACTTGGTTTAACTGATGAACAGATAGAAGCTGTGATGAAGTCACACGGACAAACGGTGAATAGTACGAAAGAGGAATTGTCTAGTGCACAGACTGAACTCGAATCGTATAAGACTCAATTGTCTGAACGTGATAGTCAACTTGAAGAATTAAGCGCGAAATCACAAGGTAATGAAGAATTGCAATCAACAATTGATGCTCTTAAAGAAGCTAATAATCAAGCTAAGTCTGAACATCAAAAAGAATTAGAACTCACTAAGTTAAACTACGAACTAGACCAAGCGCTTATCTTAAACAAAGCACGTAATCCTAAAGCAGTTCGTGCCCTGCTAGATACAGAAACGGTCAAGTTCGACGAAGAAGGTAAGTTAATCGGTCTATCTGAACAGCTGGATAGTTTGAAAGAATCTGATTCGTATTTGTTTGCTGGTGAGGAAAGTAATCCTACACCACCTGCACCAACTCATATACCGGGAGCAGGGAACAAAACGAATCCACGTAATGAAATCGACCCTAAAGAAGCTGGTCGTCAAAAAGCATTGGAACGACATAAAAAGGAGGACGAATAATTATGAATTTACAACCAACAATTCAGAAGATTGTAGGACAGAAGGAATTCTTACGTAACTCAGTAGGAATGGAATTTAAAACTGGTGGAGCAACGCTTGATGCAAGCAAGTTTAATAGTGTTGCAGAGGATGGATATGTAAAGGCGGGTACTGCTGTTTATTTAGGTGAAGATGGACTTTATGTTCCATGGAAGGATCCATCCGATGGTGGTGAAGAAGGAGAAGCGGATACTGTTCGTGAAGGCGCTGGATTGACTTCTCACGATGTGAAGATTGTTAGTGGTTCTAATCCGGTTGTAGGTGTATTAGTTGCAGGACATCCACTAGAAAGCAAATGTACAGGTGTTACTGATGGATTTAAAGAAGAAGTGAAAGGTTACCTACGCTTTGATGCGTAATTAATAAGAGGAGGAATAATTTATGCCATTACATTTAGATGAATTTCAACGAGATCAGTTACAAGGATATGTGGAGAACGTACCGGCACAAAGAGCATATTTATTAAGCTCTTTTATGCCAACGAGCCAATCGTACGATATTAACTTTGCTTACAATGTTATTAACGGGAAATACGCCAACAGTGCATCAATCACAGGGTGGAATGCATCTGCTCCATTACGTGATAAGAAAGAAATTGAGAAAGCATTTGCGGAAGTTGCCAAGGTACAGCATGGTGTGCGCTTAGACGAAAAAGAACTTTTAGCATTTAACCGTCCACGTTCTGATCAAGAGCGTGCTCAAGTTGTCGAATATGTGTACAGCACTACTGATGATTTATCACAAGGTGTAGATGACATTGAAGAGTATATGCGTGCTCAAGCTATCTATACAGGTGGATTGAAGTACGAAGATGAAGAAAACGACATCTATATCGATGTTGAGTTCGGTGTGCCAGAAGAAAATAAAATCGACGTGTCTACAGATTGGAGCGATGCCGACTCTACTCCATTAGAAGATATTCAAGCAGCGGTTAAACAGTACCAAAAAAATAACCAACGTCGTAAACCCGCTGTAATGCATATGACGTCTACAACAGAATCGTTATTACTTCAAAATGAGCAGATCCGCATACAAGCATATGGAAATAATAACGGAGGGCGTTTGCTTACTGAAAACGATGTTCAAAATGTGTTGACCACATTAGGATTACCACCTTATCAAGTAAATGATGATGTAATTGTTGTAAATGACGAAGAAGTACAGCTTTTAGAAGATGGAAAAGTTGTATTGTTAGGCGCTGATTTAGGGGAAACAGTTATCGGTCCAACAATCGAAAACAATTATAACCCAGGTAAATTTGTTACACCACTTATCGAAAACAATCCACCAAGTCAGACGGTTATTGTAGGTGAAGCAGTATTCCCAGCGCTTAAACGTCCACAATCAATCGTAATCGTGAACGTGGGTGATGCCACACCCTAATAAGCCGCCAATTGGACAGGCGGAAATCGGTAAGAATTTTGTGATTAGATAGGTAATTCATAGCGTCTAATAAAGGCGCTTTTTTACTATCAAAAAATAAAAGTTAAAAAGAAACGAAGTGATCATTATGATTACGAATGAATCGATTAAGGATTATCTTGAACGGATGTATGGCAATGATTTGTTTGTCGAATTAGAAAGTCCAGCAAAGGAAAAAATCATTTTTAACGCTCACGAACTATTAAAAGACAACTTCAAAGAGAAAGACATCACTGATCGTGCAGTAGCATTACAAGTTCTCTTTATGCTTGAGAGTGATGCATCTGATTTCAGTTCATTAAGAAATCAAGGCGTATCATCGTATAGCGTGAAAGGTGTTTCTGTGTCGTTTGGCAGTTCAGAAAGTGAAACGAATAGCAATAATCGTAATGGACTTATTGCACCTGCTGTCCTTGCGATTTTAAATAAAAACAGCGGTGCGAAAGTAGGACGGTTAATATGAAGCCACCTATGCCACATGAAGTTACTGCTCATATGCCTATTTTAGATGAGCAAGGTAATCCAATTACGGATAAGTACGGAAAGCCTAAAACAGAAGAAAAGAAATCTGAAGCACGTGTACAATTCAAGTCGCAATTAGTTCGTACAGCGGATGGACGAGAACACCAAGTGAATCTTGAAATAGATTTACCACCTAGTTTTAATCCTGGTGAGGGACAAGAAGTGGAAGGCAAAGATGCGGGTGGTAATCCATTTAAGGGCACAATTAAAGCGAAAGAGGACATTATTAGTCTGATGGGTTCTAAAGTGCATTATAGGACGGTGTTTGTCGATGGATAAATTTGATGTATTTAAAATCGAATGGGAAGGCTTAAATGAATTCCACGATATGTTAGATAAGATGGAGAAAAACGCCGAAAACATCATCATGGAAGAAATGACGAAGTTCGGTATGTTAGCAGAAGAAGGAACGAAGGCGTTATCTCCTCATGACGAGGGTAATGGTCTTGAGGATTCCATTAACTTTGATAAAGCTAAGAGAGAAGGAAGTAGTATCGTTGTCCGAGGTGGTTCTAATAGCGTATACGGTTTACGACGCCATGAGGAACCGTACCGTATGGGGATCCACAATAAAGGTTTAGATCGTGGATTTTATGTTGATGGTCGAGGTCGTGGCACCAGGGGTAAACCTACTTGGCGTGGCTATCAACCAGGTAGAAAGTACATGGAAAATGCTATCAAAGCGATTGAGCCGGATTACAATAAGATGAATGATCGAGCGTTAAAACGAATACTGGAGACAGACTAATGATACAAGAATATCTGATGAATGAATTAAAAACCATCATTCCCGGGCTTACTTGGTCGATAGATTATTATTATGCAGAAGATAATACAGGGACGGTTTACTCCACAGCAAGTGGTCAACCGGACAGATACGATATAGAATATCGTTATCCAGGTTATCAAGTATGGATTAGATCTAGTGACTGGGATTATGTCAAACTAGCAGCAGAACAAGTGTTTAGCGTATTACACAAGAAAAGTAATTTAATAGTTGATGTCAGTTATGAGAAGGACGGGGAAGTAGTTGAAACAAAACGCTATTTCGTCCTTTTAATATTGGCTTCAAGTGATCCGTTACGTATTGGAGATAACGATGGAGTAATGGAATATAGCGTCAATTTTGACGTTACTTTAACAGAATTAAAGGAGGAATTATAAATGAAAAAGGAATATATATTTGGTGTAGCTGATATCTTAATCGGCGAAGGAGAAGACCAAGTGAAATTCGATGGTAAGGAATACCTTCAAGCTGAAGGAAGGTCTTTATCGTTAACGCCACAATATGAAGATATCACGTTTGAGGACTTCGGGGAGACACCGGTAGAAAAACGTCTATCCGGTTGGGAAGGTGAAGTTACCATTGTTGCAGGACAAGAGGATGCTAAAATCCTAGAATTAGCACTTGCTTCAACGGTTAAAGTGGATTCGGGAAAAGAAGGAGAGAATGGCGTTACTGACGCGCCACTTGGAACGGCTGTAAAAGGTCATAAGGTTACGATTCATCCACGTGTTTTACCTGAGAGTGTAAAGGACATGGACTGGACCATTTACCGAATGGCATCAACAGAAGGTTTTAGTCGTGAATACAACCAAGAGCAAGGGAACGTTGAAATTACATTGACAATGCTACCTCGTGAAGGTTTCGACGCATCTAAGCCAGGAAATTTTTTCTTTCGTGGTAGTGTTGACCCTAACGCTGACTCAAGCGGTGGTGATGACGAGGGAAAGACGGAGGAGTAATAGGGGAGGCGATTATCGGAGAGAGTTTCAAAATACAATAAGGAGTGATTTAATTGGCTAAAACAAAAGAAGAATTAAAAAAAATGTTTTCAACAGGCAAGAAACCAACAGGTGATGATTTTGCGGAATTAATTGATGAATCAGTTCAAGATTTGTCGGGATTACAAGAAAAAGGTGACTACGCTACAGAGGAACAATTACAGCAAAAGGCTGATAAAGAATATGTAGACACAGAGTTAGGAAAGAAAGCTAATTCAACTTCTCTTACAAATAAAGCGGATAAGACAGCCTTAGAATCGTTAGAAGGAAAGGTACAAGCACTTGAAGATGAAGTAGAAGCATTAAAAGCATTAATTGAACCGGACGAAGAGTAGGATTTTCCTGCTCTTCTTTTTTACGCAAAAAACAGGAGGATTAGAAATGAAAATAAATTTAAAAATTAAAGAGGGAAATACCACGCAAACAGAACAGTATGAAATTGAAGAAATCAACATTTTGCAAATGACACGAGCGATTAAAGTCGTGAAAAACGTTTTAGATATCGTCCGAAAAGATGAACACTTGCAATCTGTGCTAGAAGAAATCTTTTCAGAAGCACAACAAGAGGATGGAGAAGAGAAAAGCGCAGAGGAATTCTTCACGCAAGAATTTGCTGGCAACATTGTAGGCGCACTAGATGTTTTACTCATGGAAGTTCCTGAGAAAGTATTTGAATTAATGTCTGTCTTATCCGGAATTGATTACGACGTATTTATGCAACAAAAGCCGGAAGAAGTATTTGATATTTACGATGCGATTTTAGAAGTGAACGATATTGAAAAACTGGTGAATCGTGCAAAAAAGTCTTTACGGCTGACGAAAGAACAAAAGAAAGTTATGAATCTTTTTCAGAAGAAGAAAGAAACGACGGAAGCAGAGCTAGCGTAGAAGAAGCTTTTATATTTAAGTTAGCTAACCAGCTAGGAGGAAGAAAAGAAGTCGTAACAAGTCCAGTTGTAGAGTTGCTTAAATATATGGATATGACATTGGAAAAGGAACGAAGTAAGGCTGAACAAGAGAAAGCGAGAATGTATATCCAATACTTATCAAATATATTTTCTCAGCCG